GCTCTCGGTGTGCTGGACTTACACCAAAAACGACTAGCTTATGGACTTCAAGAAAACAGGAGCAGGCATAGTAGCAGGAACCGCACTCGTCTTCGGCGGGGTGGACGCGGCAGTCCTCAAAGAACAGCCACTGGAGCGCGTCGAGATGATCGCAGACGAGCGGGTGGAAGCGCGCCAGATCGAGGACAGGGTAGAGACCACGTTCCCGTGGAAAGACCAGAATGGCCTCAAGGTGGTCGTTGATCTAGGCAACCCGACAATAGGCGAGCGGTTAGCAGACAAGCGAAATAAGGAAGTCATCACCGAGGTAGTGGACTTCGGCGAAGGCGGGTTCAAAGTGGATATTCTCCTCAACGAGAAGCCAGACACCAACCGCTTCTGCTACGCCATCGAAGGGGCGGAGGATTATGACTTCTTCTACCAGCCGCCTCTCACCGAGGACGAGATCGCCGAAGGCGCCGAGCGACCGGAAGAGATCGTCGGCTCCTACGCTGTCTACCACAAGGAGCTGAAGAACCATCGTGTCGGCAGCGAGAATTATGCCACCGGCAAGGTGATGCACATCCCGCGCCCCCAGGTGTGGGAGCTTAATGACGAGGAGAACACAAAGGAGTGGGCCGAGCTGTCCTACGAAGGTGGCGAACTTTGTGTCACGGCACGTCAAGAGTTTATTGATGAAGCGGAGTACCCTGTACGCATCGACCCTACGTTTGGGTATACCTCCTTAGGAGCAAGTGAAACGCAGATACAAGCAGACCGTCATCATGGCCGCATCGGTACCGTTGTCGGAAACGGCGTTATTGATTCTGTCTCCTTTGGAGTCCGCAAAGATACGAATAATCGCAACTTCCAAGGTGCTGTTTACGACAGTGGTTTAAGCTTGCTATCTCCTCAGTCTGGAGCTGTGAGCATAACCAGTACAGTGATGCAGTTTCGGACGGCCAATATTTCAAGTGGCCCCACAGTTTCCGCTGGAACCTACTATGCGGCAGTATTAGTAGATGCCGCCGCCACCACTAATAGCGTGTACAGAGCCTACGATGCGGGCGGCGTCAGTGGTGACTCGATCACAACGACTGGCGTTTATCCAACATGGCGCAACCCTTTTGCGACCGTGACTAACGAAACGGACATCTTCTCCATATACGCCACCTACACCGCCGCCGCATCATCCAACCGCCGCATCATTATCACGCAATGACCTAATGTATGACCGAATTTAACAAGGAAGCCAACGACCTGCTACACACGCAGATTTTCACGCTGCTTGGTGAAATTAAGACGCAGACGACTGAACACAACCATCGTATGACAAAAATGGAAAAATGGCGCGAGCGGGCGCACGGCATGTTTGTCGCTTCCAGTGTCTTTATGGGCGTGGTTATCCTGCCCATCTTCGGGTGGGGTCTTTGGCTTTTGGTACAAGTTCAAGGCCAAATGGATAATCCACCAACGACTAGAGAAGAAGTAGTCAAGGCTTTGATCGAGCTACAAGCAGAAGCGGAGAAGTTGATGATTGACCAAGTGGGCGTTGAGGGCGGTGTATAATTATTAGGAATGAAAGTAAAAATCTATACCACGAATAACTGGTTCAAGAAGGACTTGCCCTTTATCTCCGAGTGCGTTTCTAAAGCCGGGGTTACGGCCGACATAGAAGTGGAGAAAATCAAGCTCCCCGCATTACCAACGATCATCGAAACAGATGGAGGCGTTATGCCCGATTGGGAGTGGCTTCGAGAGAACGTGTTTGATCCAGGTTACAGCGCTGTATGCCTCCACATTACCAGGAAGGAGCGAGATCGCTTCGGCCTTCAGATCAGCCCTACCCAGGCACTAGGAGGCTCGTATCACGTCGATCAAGACAACGTGCTGGACTTCCTGGTAATCGCCGACAAAGGCTTTAAGGCCATCGGCTACCCGTTCGACAACTTCACCCGCATCTTCCTGCACGAGCTAGCGCACGGTTTCGATCATTGGTCCTTCGGCTGGCCGAACGTCAACGTCCATCACTTCGACTACGATCTAAAGCAGATACACAACATCTTCGCCCTCTACGACTATGATAAAATGTCTATAACTCGAACACTCAGAATGGTCCTAATCGAAATAATCAAACGGCTATGGCGCTAAAATTTTTGTATCAGCCGGTCTCCCCGTTTAAGATCAATCAGCGTTTTGGCGAGAACTCGGCTTGTGTCTCCACCGACGGCCGAAACAAGGTTAAGAGTTGCACGGGGAAAGCCCCAGCGGGCTACAAGAAGCTCTATGGCCCGCAAGGACACCTTGGCCTCGATCTAAAGGCAGGCCACGGCCAGGAGGTCTACTGTACCCTTACCGGCGTGATCGAGAGCATAGACACCAATCCCCGTACCGGCTTGGACGTGCGGATCGTCTCAACGATCGGAGGCCGCACGTTCCGGCACATCTATGAGCATTTGCTCGGCTACCAGGGCAAGATCGGTGATACGATCATTACCGGCCAACTCGTCGGCTGGGCGGATAACACAGGATGGTCAAGCGGGGATCATCTTCACTTCCAGTTGGAGGAGTGGAAAGGCGGGAAGTGGGTGGCTATCGACCCTGAGCCTTTGATGTTCAACATCTTCGCTCGCAACCAGCTATTCCATGATTCCCTTTTGAAGTGGATCAAGGAGTTTTTAGCAAAGCACGCCGACAATCTGGCTTACGGATTGCGGTCTAACAAAATCACCTAATATGAAAGAATACTCGTTTAGAAAGACGCTTGGTAAAGGAGTGACCAGCGGTTTGATCGCACTGGCCGCTTTGGTCACTTTTGCGGGAATGAACGACATCTCGCTTTGGGCTTTGATCGAGGAATACGTGAAGCCGCTGGTTGGCTCGATAACCGTCGGTGGCTTAATCGCAATGGCGATCAACTACACTAAGTTTCACCTTATTTCAAAGTACGAATAGTCTACTGGCTGGGTAGTACGCGACAGAACGGCTATCTGGTGGCCTTTCGAGGGTAGCTACGGCGCTGGGCAGACCTCCAAGAAAACGACGCTCCCGTAGCGGCGAATATACACAGAAAGCGGCGGCTCTCCATATTTGCCCGCCGCTTTCGTTGTACAATAGTAGAGACAGTTACGGCTAGGAGATACCAACCAAGAGAAATGGCTCATCTTATGGAAATCACTCACACTTATCCTTTTGCTCACCCCGCTATTCGCTAACGCTTACGATCCGGCGAACTGTTGGAGCTACGTCACAGAACGCATTAACCGCACCATCCCCGCCGCTGTTCTCTTAGCGAACGCCACCACCACGCCAACGGTAGGAAGCGTGGCAGTGATGCGCTACGAGAAGCAGGGACTAGACCACTTCGCCTACGTGGAGGCCATCACTGATACTCTCATTCTGATTAGTGAAACGAACTACAAGGCCGGAGAGTTCTCCTACCGTTTCCTGCCACCCGATTATCCCCATCTGATCGGCTTTGCCGACCCGAAGCTGATAGAATAGAAATGCGGTGGTGGACTCCACCACGACGCGATCCGCAACAGCCGCCGAAAGGCGGTTTTTGTGTGCTTGACGTTCCCCTTTTATTGATTTCTGATACCGCTATCCACATCCCTTTGTCTTGCGGCATTTGCCGCGCTGTGTATAATACTAGTATTAACAATTAAGAGCATCTATGGAGATCAGATTTAGATTAGACAAAGCCGAAACAAGAAAACTCATTGATTCTGCCATCGCACGATCAAAGAGCGAAGGCAAGATGATGACGGCACACCAATTTTGCAAGACAATAACTTTAGAAAATATATGAGCCTCTATCTACACGACTACAACGGCAAGCCCCGTTTAGAAAACATCCCAGACGAAAAAGAAGAACACATACTCGCCACCATCGGCTTCGCAAGCCTAGTGGCAGTCGGAGTAGCAGTGTTTATTATCAGCCTATTCATCTAGTTATGTTTGAAGAAGACGACGGCGGCAATGACTTCGGATACGACGAGATCGCCCAAGACCCCGATAATTGCAAGGTATGAATTTCGCAGATAATCCCTGCCAAAACATTCAAGTTGAACGAGCTGAGCCAACCCTTTCTAAAACGTTCACTCGTTTAATGGCTGACGCTATCGGCAGAAGTGAAGCGGAGACAAAAACATTATTCAATATCAAATAGTTTATGGGGAAGAAACTAAAGACCATACAGTACCAAGGAAAAGATTATGCCCAGGTTGCCGAACGCTTGCGAGCCATCCACGGCGACCACAAGGACTTCGATATTCTAACTGACTTCAAGCTCAACGAGGCCGGTAACGTCACCTTCAAGGCTACGCTCATCATCCGTGACAAGAAGGGCGCGGAGGGTCCGGTGACATTCAACGGCCACTCACTCGGCAAGAACGGCCAGGTCAAGGCGTTCGAGAAATTGGAAACCATCGCAGTGGGCCGCGCTCTGGCCTTTGCCGGATATCACGCAGACGGCGAGATCGCATCAGCCGACGAAATGAAAGAATACTCCAACGAAGTCGATCAGGAAGCCGTGTTCGAGGGCATCGCCGCTATCCAAGCCGCCAAAACTGTGAAGGAGCTGGAGAAGGCTTATAAGGCGCTTCCGCTGGCAGTCCAGCGTTCAAAGGAGATCATTGACGCCGGGAAAACCAGAAAGCACGAGATAACCACCATCACCTAATTATGCGAATACTGGACATCGAGCAGGGTACAGACGAATGGCTAGAGGTTCGCAACGCCGTCATCACCGGCACTCGCTTAAAGCAGGTTCTTGGGAAAGCTCCAAAGACCTTGCTTTACGAGCTGATTGCCGAGCAACTTGCACCAGCAAAGGAGCGTTCAGCAAACGAAGCGATGGAGCGCGGGAGCGAGTTAGAAAGCGATGCCCTTGCTTTGTACGAGCTGACCACCGGCAACAGTGCCGATCAAGTGGGGTTTGTTCTTCACGAAACCTATGATTGGTTAGGCGTTTCACCGGATGCCTTGGTGGAAGTGAAAAAGCATTACAGGGGCGCTGTTGAAATCAAATGCCCCGACACCAACACGCACATCAAATATCTCATCGAGGGTAAAGTTCCGACCGAATACCGCGCTCAGGTGCTTCAATATTTCCTTGTATGCGATACCGTTGAGTGGCTTGATTTCGTCAGTTACGACCCGCGTATATCGCTACCAGAGTTACAGCTATTCATCGTTCGAGTGACCCGCGAAGAACTTGCCGACGAATTGGCAGTGGCAGAAGGTAAGTTGCTGACGTTCAGAACCAAATGGGAAGAATTAACATCTAAATACATTTTCTAATATGGAGAAAGACCGAGAACTAGGCGCACTGTGGATTAAGAACGGTTCAAAAGGCACGTATATGACTGGCAATATCAAGATCGGTGATACCGTCACAGAGATCGTCTGTTTTACTAACCAGCACAAGAAAGACGCAAAACATCCCGACTGGCGTATTCTGCGATCAGTGCCAAAGGAGCAAGCCGAAAACGCCTTGCCGCAACGGGACAGTGAAATTAATCCAGCTGACGTACCTTGGTAGTATGAAAACCACTCAAACCAACTGGATACGCGATCAGCTCCTAAAGCATGGAGTAGTTACGCGAAACCAATGCCTAGAACGCTACATCAGTCGAGCCGCAGCGAGGATTAACGACCTCAAACGTGCTGGCTTCCAAATAGAAGGCCACAGTGTAAAGACGGAGTACGGAAGGGACTTTGAGTACCGGCTTATAAGCAAAACTATCAGCGTATGAGATCAATCAAATTTAGAGCGTGGGACAAAGGACATAATGTGATGGACTACGATGTTCATCTAATTCGCCCTGATGAAATCGACCCCGATGGCTGTTTCGCAGACGTGGTTGAGCATCCCGAGGACTATGCACTCATGCAATTCACCGGCCTCCACGACAAGAACGGGAAGGAGATTTATGAGGGGGACTTGTTGAAGACACGACAAGGAACCACTGTCGTTTATTGGAAGGATGCGTCGTTCAAGACAAACCACATCAACACCATCCGAACGCTGAGCCATCTAATGACCAAGTACCAGGTTGAAATCATCGGCAACATCTACTCCAACCCCGAACTTATCAACACCCCTAATCAGTAGCACAACGTTACAATTGGGTAATGAAAATTACCCTATTGGGAGAGCCAAAAAGCACCAGCCACATCTATCACTACCACTGCAAATTCGGCAGACCCAGCGGTTATATGACCGCCGATGGAAAAGCCCTCAAAGAGAGCTACCAGAGGCAAGCAAAGAGCCAACATCACGGCAAGCCTATCACCGGCCCTATCTCAATCTCGGTAGTCCTTTATTTCGGCACCAAGCGCAAAGCCGATTGGGATAACTACCACAAGCTCTCAATGGACGCTCTCACCGGCATTGTTTGGGAAGATGACGCGCAGATCGTAGAAGCGACTGTTCGCAAGGAGTACGACAAACAGCACCCACGCATAGAAATTACCATTGTATGACCAATCCAATCCTTATCCGTCGTAACGACACTAGCAATCTACGGCTCTTAAACGACCTAGATCAGCAGACAGAACGAGCAAATCGAGCAGAAGACATCGTAGCTCTTTACCGCAGACGCTTTGCCCTGATGTGGAAAGAGGACTGGTTTAAACAGAACTACCCGAAGCTGTTGGAGAAGTTATAAGTTAACACCCCCTCAGACGTAACCCTAGATAAAAGTAATTAGTATGAGAGAAATTAAATTTAGAGCGTGGGACGATGAGACGAGAACAATGGCGTTTTTCCCATCGCCATACATAGAGGGAAATGGACACCTATATTTCAGTAAGCTTGTAGACAGTCCAAGCGAGGTTTGGACAGACGGAACAGCAATTGGGCGAACTATCCACCTTATGCAATTCACTGGCCTCAAAGACAAGAACGGCAAGGAGATTTATGAGGGGGACATTGTGAAAAGTGAAGCATGGTCGCCTTCAACCTACGAGGTCGGTTTTAGAGAAGGTGCTTTCTGCTTTTACCGAGAAGATAGCCTCTATGCCAACAACCCAGAATACCTCTTTAAGTTTGAAATCATCGGCAACATCTACGAGAACCCAGAGCTAATTAAATAACCACCCTATGTCTACTAAACCACTAAAGAAGACGGTGAAGGCTTGGGCTTTAATACAAAGCGATGGTTATATACCTCCAGCCTTTAACCACGCGCATAACGTTTTTCAACCAAGCGTCTACACGACCAAGGAAGGTGCTCAAAAAGTATCGGACTATGTAGAAACTGGAGCTGACCGTTTAAAAGTCGTTGAGTGCGAAATTATCTACTCCCTCCCCCTACAACCTAAGAAGAAAATGAAATGAAAAAACATCAGGTAGAGATTGAACTTAAAATTGACGGTGAACTAGCAAATGCACGTCTATTTCAAGGACTGACAGGAGAAGACGTGAAGGCAATTCAGCATCAGTTTAACGAAATCACCCTATGACCACACCTACAAAGACCCAGTGTTGCAAAGCGTGCCACGACCCGATTAAGAACTCGGACTCGTATCGTTGCGATAACTCCAACTGTCCCTGCCATCAAAAGAGCGTGGGGGAGATAGAAGAAAGCCACGACATAGATGCAGCCATAGATAGGTTAACAGAGCTAGGTTTTGCGGAACTCTACAATCAAGAACTAGGAGCTATTGATGTATTGAAAATAGTTCACGAAGCCCTAGACCAACGTGAGCGTGCTGTTAGAAGCGAGATTCGGCAATTAGTAAAGGAAAGTTTCTGGCAGTGTCCTATTCACGATGATTTAGACCCTGTTGAATGCAAAGAGTGCGCTCAGGCGGCAGAAGTCAATGTAGTCCTTGTACCACTCTTACAAGCCCTTAATAACCAACCTGAGGTATGAAAAAATCTAAAATACTAACCACACTGTCGTTATTCTTCACTGGCTTTGGCGCGGTCTACTTCGTACTTTCTCTTTTTCATCAAGGTTTCGGTATGGAAGCAGGCTTGCTCGCGATGATATTAGGGGAGTTAATAGATGTACCTAAATATAAATGAATCTATGAAACCAGACCCACTAGTAGAGAAGTTCGCCCAAGAGCTATCGGAGAAGGTTCATCACTACGCAACTCCCAACCAGTACGTTGACGGAAGTGCAGAACAAAAAGCCTACCTTGACGGAGTAAGTACCGCTATGGGAATGGCATATATTGATTTAACAGGCTCGCCTAAATCAAAAGGAATGGTGCAGACTTTAATTGACGCCCTTACCAAAGGTGCTGACATTACCGTATGTCCTATTCACGGAAACGCCGAGTGCCACGTTGAGCCGAGCCATCTCTGTTACTTAAAAACATTCGATGCCAGTCCTAGATGTAACTGTGCTTGCACCTGCACCCCTCCCCTCACCACTAAGGAGGATGGTAATCAAAAATCATTATGAAGCCAATCAGAGGCAAAACCATACACTTCACAGCCCCCGATAAAGAGGGTAGGCAGACTGTATACGACCCCAGTTTAGTTGGCTTCTTTACTCCCTCACACAACGAAATTATCCCAGTTGGTGATTATATTTCTAAGAAACAAGCTAGGGAGGTGTTGAAGAAGTACGAACAGATGCCATTTTCACCTACTACGTTTTCACGTATTAGGCAGTCGCTAGGTTTACCTAACAATGAGGTATGACCACCGAGGAATATCACACTCTAGACCAAATCGCTCTCAAAGAGCCGTGGTTTGCTTCTAGGAACCTAAAAGCGTACTTAGCCAGCCATCCTCCTGTAGACACGCCAGAAGCGATCACAGAGCCTTTGAAGGGCAATCGTACACCGAGCCAAAACGCCGCTATCCACAAATGGCTGGAGCTTTTGGCCGACGAGCTGGATAAGAACGGCCACACTGTCCAGAACATTGTTGAGCGTATCAAACGGGCCGAGATCAGGCCGAACAAGACGGTTCTGAAAGAAGTCTTGTGGCGACCCTACCAGATCGCCGCACTGGGCAAGGAAAGCACCACCGAGCTTACAAAGTTCGAGGTGGATAAAGTGTATGAAGGACTTAACAAGTTCATCAGCCAAGAGTTTGAGCTACACGTTCCCTTTCCATCAGACCCAGACAAAGGCAACGATCTGATTAAAGCAATCGACAAGGCCAAGAATATGGAGTACCCCGAAGACATCTACCAAGGCCAGGAAACAGGGACGTTCTAGTTATCCCCAACATCTGCCTGTTGTGTTCATTCTCGCTTCATCGGTATGCTATCTTTAAATTACTCCCTCGGAGTGACCGGAAAAACACCAGGCGCAAACTTCGGAAACTCCATTGTGACGGTGGCTTGATGTAGCAATATGTCAAGCTCCGGTCAGAGTGGAGTTTTTCTATGGCCTCCCCACAAAAAGAGAACGGGTATACCGCAATAGCAAATGAGCTTCTTGAGCGTCTTTGCTATCCTGGTATCAACGGTAGCGAATATAGAGTTATTCACTTTATTATTCGCAAGACGTACGGTTTCCAAAAAAAAGCAGATAGAATATCACTATCACAATTCCAAGCCGGAACGCTTATGGAAAGAAAACAAGCTGTCGAGACAATCAAATCTCTTTTAGAGAAACGCATCGTCATTAAAGATGGTGGAATTTATAAACTCAACAAGAACTGGGAGGACTGGGTAGTGGGCAAAAGACCACTAGTAAAAGGTAGTGGGCAAAAGACCACTCCCGCTAGTGGGCAAAAGACCACCAAAGGTAGTGGGCAAAAGACCACATACAAAAGAAAGAAAGAAACTATTACAAAAGAAACTAGCAGGGAGGGGGTGTTTGACCCATTAGGAGCCGACATCATCAAGGCGTTCGAGGAGATCGACCCGAAGAACAAAACCTACTACAACAACACCACTCAACGAGCAGCTTGTGACTTCCTACTGTCGGAGTACGGGTTAGAGGAGGTGATGAAGCGGATATCGGTACTCACTCAAACCAACCGCTTGCCGTACTTCCCCACGATCACCACTCCCGTTCAATTGCGTGATAAGTGGGTACAGCTTCAAGGGTCGGTACAGCGTAAACGGTTGGAATTATCAGCACCATCTGTCGTAAAAATATGACAAATCTAGACATCAGACGTAAGTGCATTTTGATTAGAGGTGACGTGGAACTGTGGGTAGCCGAAGAACGAGCTAAGGCCTTAACCGACGCCCTAGAAGCCAACAAGCTCCCGAAATTCGTGGATATTGACGGCCAGCTCGTAAACTCGTTTGAAATTCTCGGCGTTTTTACTCCCGAAGCGATGGAGGAACGAATGCGCCGCAAGAACGGTCAATGGCGCTGTCTCAAAGGAAAGTGGCACGACCGAGGTAACGTATGCGAGTGCGTCGAGCGAAAAGAGACAGTTACAGCTCACGTTGAAGGCATCGGCCCTGTCACATACAAGCGGTGATGTTGCGACTAACCAGCGACTAAGGTCTGGCTAGATGTCCGCTAAGTCATTGAAAATGTTTGGCTGGGGAACCTGGATTCGAACCAGGACTAACGGAGTCAGAGTCCGTAGCCGCAATCTCCTCATACCACACCATACCAACCATAAAGCCCATATTTTTCAACACTTTCTGTGTTATAATGTCTCCATACCTGTTCATTGAAAATCACCGTAAATCGGCACGTTTCGGAGACTAAAATGAGACTAACTGAGCTTGCAATCGACCGGATTAAACCACCGGCCACGGGTCAGAAGACCTATTTTGACGACGTGGTACGCGGGCTAGGTGTTCGCGTATCGCAAGGCGGTTCCAAGTCCTTTGTCGTGATGTTTGGCGAAAAGCGCCAACTCAAGAAACTAGGCAGATACCCCGAAAAATCACTCAAAGACGCCCGCACAGACGCTATCGCGTTTCTTGCGGCGCCTAAGCCCATCAGCGGCAAGATCATCGCTGCTGACGCTATCAAAGACTTTCTGACGCATTGTGAAACTAAGACCAGCCCTCGCACCAAAGCAGATTACGAGCGCCTGCTAGATCGGCATTTTCCAAAAGGGCGACTGGCGGCTATCACCCGCCATTCACTTCTCACGAAATTATCTGGCCTATCGGCCACTCCAGGCGAACAGTCACACGCTTCAACAGCGTTCAACGTCTTTCTCAATTGGTGTGTCACCAACGGCAAAATCCAAGCCAACCCGATTGCCGGTATTCGTGGCATCGGCCGGATATCGCAGAGAGAACGTGTCTTAACAGACCAAGAGCTGACCACCATCTATAAAAAGGCCCAAGGCTATGGGCATCCGTTTGGTAACATCGTGCTTCTTTGCATCCTTACCGGACAGCGCAGATCGGAGGTGGCGAACTTCCGTCGTAGCTGGATAGCAGAAGACACAATCACCATTCCCGCCGAATATACGAAAAATCGGCGGGAACACACCTTTCCGTACTCAAACATCACGAAAGCCGTCATCGCAGAGATACCGAATGACGATGATCGTTTGTTCAAGGGCAGGGGAGACAACATCTGGAATGGGTGGAGTAAGACAAAACTCGACTTTGACCCGCTTGATGCTCAGTGGCAATTACACGATCTGCGCCGTACATTCGCTTCTAAGCACGCCGGAATAGGCACACCCGTACATATTGTCGAAAAGCTCTTAAATCACGTTTCTGGTACGTTTTCAGGCGTTACTGGGGTATATAACAGGCATACCTATCTCACAGAACAACGTCAGGCTGTTCAAAAGTACGAAAATCATCTACAGTCCCTTTTGTCCACTAGTGGCTAACCACTGGCGGCGTTGCGCAATGCTCCCAGCATCGGGAGAAGTGCAATGTCAATCAGACCCCTGCTTGTGGACTTTAGTGGCCTAAAGAAGATGGGATGGCCTTACAGCAAATCCCATACAGACCGGATGATGCTGACGACCGTGTTGCGAACTACTGGTTCTCCGCGCAAAGGAACCTATAGGGAATGGGTTGAACCCAACCCTCGGCCCTTTCCAAAGTGCCGGAAGCTCGGACACTATCCCAGCTCGCCAAAGGTGTGGGTAGTAACTGAAGTCCTCGCATACTTAGAGGCCCTCGGTCTAAGCGTGAGCGAAGACTGGTACGCTCCTGACAAGCCGATGGAACAGCGCAAGCTCGCCCAACGGTAGCCGGAAGCGGGCGGCGGTTCCAACCCGCCGCCTACCCTATTTACTTTTCCACAATGCTACAATAACCACAGAACCCCGCACCCTAGGAGGCTACCGTGGCAAAGAACATTGCAGAAGAACTAAAAGAGCTTGAAGCCGAAGAAGCCCGCATCCGTGAGCGCAAGGCCAAGCTCCAGGAATCAGCCAAGGCCGAAGCCCTCGCCAACGTCAACAAGGCACTCGAAGAACTAAACGCACTCGGCTACGACTACCGGCTGGTAGAAGGCAAGCAGGGCAAGGCATCCACTCCCCGCACCCCTTCCACTGGCACCCGTCGCTCCGGCATCCGTGACGAAGTGCTGGACGCTATCAAGGCCACTACTGACGGCATCTCACCGGCAGATATTCGCGCCAAACTCGGCATTGGCAGCGATGATAAGTCCGGCGCACAATCCGTTGCCAACGCTCTATCTGCCCTCAAGAAGCAGAACAAGATCGCTGATAAAGACGGCCTTTACATAGCCGCCTGACCAGACACAATCCTACCCAGCCCGCATTACCAGCGGGCTTTTTCTTTGTCCAAACGTGTTCGTTGACGCCGCTATCGCCTATGCCCTTATGAACGAACACCGCTATCGCTATTTTGTTTAACCTTTCCAATACCTTTCCGCTCGTCTTAACAGCCGACTTCCTTCTCTCTGACTTTCTTCCTTATCAGTCTTAAAGCTAACGTCGGCGGCGCTACCGCTTGCCGATCAGACAGAAGGAAGTCGGCTCTACGCCGAGCGGATACACTACCTACCGCCCTATGCTACCGACAACCATTCACCGTGCTACAATTCCAAAACAGTGCGAGAAAATCGCCAAACTGAGAAAAATTCTAAAATTCCAAAATGGACACAAAAATCGAGAAATCAGCTAAAGACCAAAACGCCTTCGCCTTCGATTTACCGGCCGTCAACGCACCGAAAGCCAAACCACGCATACACTTTGCCGGACAGAGTGTTTGCACCGCTTGTGAAGGCTGAACTTTCCGCTATCGCGGTTCTAAAGGACACGATTGGACAAACCGTGTCTTAAATGGCTTAACACGGCCATATTCTTGACAGTTCGCTATCGCTTGATAGACTGGTTGAAGTAGTGAAGTGATACACCATTAAATCTTTTCGCTACTTTATAAGCTCATTCAAAACTGAATATGAAAACGACAAAAGTGCAGGCGATTGTTCGTCTGCTCTCCGACCGTGGCGGCTCCGCTACTTGGTCAGACATCTACGAGAATATTGGAAAATACCGAAAAGGTGCTAAGACTTCCGAGTTCTGGAAAGAAGGACTAAGAGGAGTTGTTTACAGGGAAATCCGCGCGGGCCGAACATTCAAGTTCGCCGACAAAGGTATAGGAATAATCTCACTTCTATAGCTCTATGGAAAAGCAAACCTACGAAGCAATGCAACTGCTTATGTCGAAAATAGAGCGGTACGTTTTGCACGCTACATACCAAGAGGACACACGGGAGGCTTTCGCTCTGGTGAAAGAGTGGATGGACAACGTGGCGAAGATAACTTGCCCCCATTGTGACGCGGAACTTCACTCTCGTATGCTCGATGTAGACGGCACAAATTTAGTAGAAACCTTGATGTGTTTGGAGTGCGGTTATGGCACGCCAGCACTCGTTTAACTGACACCAACAAAGTATGAAGTCCTACAAAGTCACAGTACACATCGTTCCTTGGGAGTTCTATGTAGAGGCGTCCTCTGCCGAGGAAGCGGAAAAGACGGTAGCGGGTTATACCAACCTGCCCTATGACCAAGACGAGATCGCACGGATAGAAGTAACCGATAAAAGTATTAGCCTTCAAATATGAACCGAGAAATCAAATTTAGAGCGTGGAACACAGTTTGTCCGGATTGCGGAAGCCCCATAGACCAATACTATATGTCCTGCTCCAGCGCTAAATGTGACTACACCGCTTAACAGAAAAAGAGAAAGCCGACTACCACAGTCGGCTTTTTGCTTTCTCGCCTTATGCTATAATGGACCTAGCTGTCATCCAGTACGCCCGTCAGAGACAGGCGCCAATATGTTCCTACCATTCTTCCGAATGGCGTACTGGATGACAGGTGGTTTGTTGAAATGTGGAAGTGGCGGAATAGGTAGACGCTAGGCGGGTTCGATTCCCGCAGGGGGTCGGTATATCCCCTCTGGTGAGCGAGAGTACCGTGAAAAACACTCTTGCAAGGTGACTATACGAGTTGCACTCACCATTTATGGTGACGGCCTCGTCAAATCCTTGCCTTCCACATTTCAACAAATGACCAAAGCTCCCCCACACAGCGTCGTTAGATTAATGGTTCTAGCGCCGCGCTGTGAGGGCGTTTTCTTGCGGCAGAACAAATCGTGAACATTTTTCGCGGTACAATAGGTCTAGGCGGTTCCTTGATGCCAGCGTCCCATCGGCCACGCCTCACGGACAAGAGACAGGCATTATGCGGCGTTGGCCTTAATGAACACCCACGTATTCGGCGGGCAGGGCAAATCAACCCTGCTTATTCAGCATTCTCTTGAAGCTCTGGAAACCGGCGGCGTTCTTTTCGTTGACCCCAATGGGGATGCCGCCGATACCTTTCTTTCACACATTCCCAAAGAGAAGGAGGTTTTAATTATTGACCCGACTGACGTTGATTATCCAGTTGGTTTTAATGTCCTTTACGATGTCCGTAACAAGCCACTATTGGCGTCCTTAATCCTCTCTACTGTAAAAGCAATTTGGAAGTACGACACGATTGCAACGCCGGTTCTTGACCGCACGCTGTACAACACGCTGGCCGCACTTTTGGAATTTCCTGGTGCCAGCCTTCTACACATCGAGCCTATGCTAACGGACAAGGCGTTTCGGGAGCGTGTCCTTGAATATGTCTCTGACCCTATCCTTAAAAGAAAATGGCAACACTGGAACGCCAAAAAGGAAAAGGATTGGGAGCTGCTCATTCAGTCCACCGAAAACAAGGCAGGGGAGTTCTCGGAAGACCCCCGCATCCGTAATATCATCGGCCAGAGCGTCACCAGCTTTGATCTTAGACGCCTGATGTTCGAGCGTGCGGTAATCGTTCTTAAACTGCCCCAGGGCCAGCTAGGGCAGAAAACCACGCTGTTCGGTTCTCTCTTTCTGGCGTACCTTTTATCCGTCGCCTACGAGCGCAAAGGTATCTTTCCCTTTCACGTCTTCATAGATGACGTGCAACACTTTGATACACCAATTCTTCGGCATCTACTGTCCGACAGCAAGCGGCACAACCTTCACGTCACCGTGGCTAATCAATATCTGGCCCAGCTCTCACCGGAACTGAAAAGCGCCCTGATCGGCTCCTGTGACCGGAGAATTACCTTTCGCTGTGGCATCGAGGACAGCGCCTATCTGCGTAATTCTCTGCCCGCCGATAACACCGTGGCCCTGCACGAGCTGGGAGCGTTTGAAGCGGTATTTTACGACAACAAGGTGAAAAGCCTGATCGAAGCAAAGTCCCTAACCAAGCCACTGCCGAGGGGAAGTGCCAAACGGAGAAAGACGCTTGTGGCACAGTCTAGGCGGCGTTATGGTAGACCACGCGTGAAAGTGGAGCGTGAGATCGCGGCGCTCTAGGGGGAGTGATGGAAGGTTTCTGGATAGCATTTTTGTTCTCCGTCATTGGAACGGCGGTGTTTATTCTCGCCTATATTCTCTGGGCGAAGTGGTACGACAAAAGAGAGGGTTTAAGAAAGCGACGTAGGCGCTAACAATGCCGTACATCCTGCTGACACCTTATGTAGCATCTTTTCTGCTGTTCCTTCTGATCACTGGCCCTTTTGCCGGAGTAGTAGCAGTTGTCGTTTTGGTTCCTTTTTTTGGTGTTTTTCTGTCTGGCTGGTTACTGCTTGAATTACATCGTTCGTTAGACGGTACGGCGTGGCAGAGGCGTCACGTCTTGCATTTTTTCTCAGCCTTCGCGCTGATGTCGGTGTTTCTGATTTTCGGCGTGTTTGCGAACGAGAAAAAAATAGAACCAGCAAAGGCATTGTTCTGGTCTGGGTATTTCTTGATGATATTTCCTATCGGTTATCTAGTTTTCCGATGTAGAAGACCGGAATGGAAGGGTATAGAACCGGAAGCCCCGAAAGAGGACGAGTTAACCCCTCCAGTGGAGGAGCAGTATGTAGATTGGATACTAAACCACAAACCATCACTTCCCGATGCCGCGAAAGCGGAATACTTGAAGGCCGCCCAAGAAATAGTAGCGTGTTATGAAGCTGATCGTCTCACTCCTACTGAAGATCAGCTCATACTCGCCCGCCGAGAACGGCAGACGTTTCTTAACATTGGTCAGGTTAAGTACAAGTTATATGAAGAATACAAGACACTGGTTGAAAACCTGCCTAAGCCTGACGGATTTCCACCTTTTCCATTGCTACCCGTCACCTCTAAGATGCTCAAGGCGTTAAACCAGCTTTACGAAAATCTGGTGCCGATCTTACCGTGGTCTTACAAGGCTAAGGCAATCGGCCGGATTCTGCCGGAAAAGGAATACGAATCTAAACGAAAGGAGGTGGACAGGTTCTTGGAAAAACAAAGAAAGACCAAAGACGATTTTGAATACTCACTGCTTGGTAGCAGGATTGATGAGATTCTAAAAACTTTAGCGGCTAGCGACAAAGCAAAGCAGCTAGAGAACCAGAAGAGACATTTTTTACATCATACTCCTTTCGCCAACTTCATTGATGAACTGCCGCAGATACGAGACGGTGAAGTGAGGTTTGAAAGCACGTTTATTCTAGCTCCGCCAAGATCCGGTAAATCAACCCTTCTTAACTACCTCATCGACAACGATCTTGGTTATCTGTCACGAAATGTGTCCATCATCGCTATGGATCACAACGGCGATTTTTTGGAGAGCTGGCTGAAACATCCCCACTTCCACCCTGATAATGGCCGCTTTCTTGATCGGCTTGTTATCATCAAGCCCTCTACTGTGAACCCAATAGCCCTCAATCCCTTTGAGTACGGCCGCCGGAGAATTAAGAACGCCACGGGGGATGATCGTGCCGAGCTGACCACCCAAGCGATTGAGCTACTGACAGACGTATTCTCGGCGGTAAAAGAAGGCTCCGCTTTTTCCAAAAGACAGAGCTTGGTTTTCGGTCATTGTGTCCGACTGTGTATGGCGATTCCGAACTCTAGTTTGCAGACGCTTTACGACATTATGAAAACAGCCAGCGTGGAGCCGTATCAGGAGTACGTTGCCACGCTTGCAAAAGGTTCTCAGGATTTTTTCCAAGACACGTTTCCGAAACTAAAAAAGGTCTTGGATGAGGAGCTGTTGTGGCGGGTTCAAGCGGTAGTGCAGAACGAGACCTTTGCGCCAATGGTGAACGCACCGGACTGCAAGCTGGATTTCCATTCGCTACTGGAAAAAGGCTCTTTCATCCTCATTCACTGTGATCGGACGCTTTTAGGCAAAGAGGGTACGGCGGTTTTCGGCCGCTTAATGATGGCTCTAGTTCGGCTGGCGATGAAGGCACGGGATAAGACACAAATACAGGCCCGTAAGCCTGTCTATTTCTACATTGACGAGATGCAGGAGTTTTTCGACAACGACCCGCAAGTAAACAGTATGATAAACGACGTGCGGAAGTCTCGACTGGCTTTGACCTTCGCTACCCAGCGGCTCAAAAACATCACGGACGACACCGTGAAGGACGCTCTGTTATCGTGCGGTATCCTCCTGGTTCGACCCACCAACGAAGACGCTATCACGGTAGGCCGCTATATGAACCTTGACCCCGATCTATTACGTGGCTTGCCGAAGCAGACGTTTAAAATTTCAGCCAGAGACGTGACCAGTCCGGTGAATGCTCCTATCCCCTACTTTGTCATAGACGAGAGGCAAGGACTTACATCAGAGGAACAGAGGCGTACACGAGAGATCGTGGCGGCGAAGTACACGTATAAGCCGGATGAAAAAACACTGCCTCCGCCACCAGACGAACCGGATGACGACGATGATGACGAAATCCGGCCCAGCGGCAAGTTGTAACGCAATCGTGATATTATATTCATAGTACAGCAGGGCGGCTCACCTTAGCCATTCCGCCTCATACCAAACGTATGCGGCTATGCGTCCCTGCGTTACCTCCTTTCTATGGATAAGAAACAATATGGCCGCGGGATGTTCAGAGAACGCCCGCTCCCCGACGAACGGATAGAGCTGAAACCAACCGACCGGCAGATTCGCTGGTTACGGTTCTTGAACTTGCACGGCCCGCTCCCTTCCCAGTACCTCTTTGACCTGGAGGGCGAGAAGACCGACAGTCAGCGCCGAGTGGCCCAGAAGCAGCTCCAGCGGCTTTGGCTAGGCGGCTACATCTATCGCCCACGTTCTCTGTGGGAGACAGCCAACGCCAACTACAACCACTACTGCTACGATCTTGACGACAAAGGCAAAGCCTATCTCAAAGAGAATGACCTGTGGATTAACGCTCTTCGGCCCACTGGTTGGATGGTTCACCAATTATTCGTATCGTGCGTGACGGCTACGATGGACATTATGTGTCAGCGGGAGGGCTACACATACATCCCTCCGCACGAGTATCTTGGTAAACACGAATTGACTGTCAAAGTGGCCTTTGTCGGAAATGATGGCGTGCGGTATCTCAAACCACTCACGGCCGATGCCGTGTTTGCCATTGATTATGGAGACGAGAGTTACCTTGCCTTTGCACTTGAAGCTGATCGAAATAACGAGACCAGCAAATCGAAGTCAAACAACCCCGACCTTAAAACAGACCAGCGTTGTATTCGTCAGTATCATAACTTCATCACAACAAAACAGTACGTCAAAGATTTTGGACGTGATGAGCAATTAGTGATGCTTTTTGTCACTACCACCGAGGTAAAAGTAAGAAGGCTCCTAAAGCGTTTGGAAGAGGAAAAAGCAAAGTTCATATTGATTGGGCTTGTGCCTGAGTTTGATCGACCGTTTAAGCCGCCGGGTTTGTTAAAACACCTCTTTAATGACAAGTGGATAAGGCCAGCAGGGAAAAAGCCCTTCACAATAAAAAAGACAGCCTAGATAAATCTAAGCTGTAGGTGCGGTCGTGCCTGGGGGAGGATGCACGCCGCTATTGTTCGCTGATCCAGTCACACGCCATTTCTGCGACTTTCGCCAGCGTAGGCAGGTCGCCGTGGGAGAACGAATCGCCGTCCTGCCACTTGCCTTCGTTGTCCTTGTAGGCGCGGACGACCGTAACGTTGTGATGTTCGCCGTTCTGCCAAATACTGGCTTTCACATACCCGATGCGAATGGTGTGTACAGGTGCGTTGTTCTTAGCCATTGTACTTCTCCTTTCCAGACATTTGCTGGTGAAACCGTGGGCGAACGATTACCAAGAGGTTCGCGCTCTCACACGGTCATCAACAAACGTCTGTGGTTATAGGCTGGTGGGGAACCGCGCATTTATTTCAGCTACGGATCAGCGTGCCTAGGACACGAACCGCGCGACGGATAGTAGCTTCCTGCGTATTGCTCCGTCCCCCATCAACCTACAACTCTATGGTGTGTTGTCCCCGAAGGGCGATAGGCTAAGGTTTCCAGTTATTCACTTGCTGGGGAAACTCCACGGGACGGAGCAACAACGCTCCGTTTCGACTAATGTCTCATCAGCCGTACCATTTAAGGTAGCAAGTCCAGATGTTCGCAGTAACCTATCGAGCGAACCCACGGGGACAACACACCATCTACTCTAGGTGCTATAATACACCAAGATAGTACAACTAAAAGGAGGAGGCTGTGGGTAACGTCCCGTTCCTAGATTTTACCGCCATACTACTCTCCTACTCGATAGAAGAGTTGATGGATATGACGGGCTTGCCGTTTAAGAAAGATGGCAAGTCGTACCGTTGCGAATGTCCGGTACACAAAGGCGGCAAGCGCAGTCTGGTAGTCACACCCGACCAACCAGACGAAAAGGGGAACGCCGGAGTATTTTATTGCTTCGGTGAAAAAGTAGGTGGTGATCGTGTCGGCCTACTGGCTCACGTTCGCCAATCGAAACCCTACGCCGTCTTCAAAGAGTTAGCGGAAAAAAGGCCAGCCGGACAAAAGCCCGACCAGCCAAAAGGAATGTCCAATAACAATTTCTCCGCAGAGGAGAACAAAGCTCCCGAAGAGAAGGAGACGGGTAGCTCAATGGAACGTGGTTTCCGTGAGCTACCCTATCTTGAGCCAGCACACCCGACCGTAGAAGCATTGGGGTTTCCACCAGAGATCGCCCAGTCTTTAGGTCTAGGTTATGCACCAAGAGGCCACCACAAAGGGCGTTTAGCTCTTCCACTGCGTTTAGCAGATGGCCGCTTGATCGGCTACATTTCACTAGGAAGCGACGTACTGTTGCCTCCTAAGTGGCATCTATAGGCTCCTCACTGGAGCCTTTTCTTTTTCGTTAATAGTTGTGTCGAAATTGTGGCGATACAAGCTAATACTTTAATCGGAAAAACAACGAGCAAATAGGGTGTGGTAAAATGGTGAAAGGATCAACAAGTAGGAGTACATTGAAATGACTCTCGTTCTACATGCGGGCGCTAACCCCGTAGACTACGACGGCCTACGACAGCTCGAAACCCCCGAACCCACCGCCACCCACGTACCCGTACCGCACTTCCGGCTGGTCGATCTCATCTCCCATAGCCTTGGCTACTACGGACATGAGATCACCGAACAGCACTTTGGCGTGACGCCGGACGGTATGCGCTTCTTCGGAGTTCTCACGCTGAAGTCGCCATACACCGGCTACACGGATGTCGTGGGGCTTCGCAACTCGCACGACAAGTCCCTGCCCGTGGGCGTGTCGTTCGGATCGTCGGTCTTCGTCTGTGACAACCTCGCCTTCGTCGGCGATTCCGTCATCAAGACCAAGCACAGCGCCAAGCTGAAAATGCGGCTCCCCGGCCTGATCGGAGAGCTGATCGAGCCTATCGCGGAACAGCGAGAAGCCCAGCAGAAGAAGCTGTCTGTCTATCAGCAGACCGAGCTTTCGGACGACGACGCTGATCTGGCGATAATGCGGATGTACCGCGATGACATTATCAACGTCACTCGCATCGCCGATGTTCTTCGGCAATGGGAGCAGCCGGAGTGCGATTGGGGCGACAAGACCGCCTGGCGCCTCTTCAATGCCACCACCTTCGCTCTGACCGGCAAGGTGATGGAGAAGCCCACCGTCACCACGCGCTTGCACCAAGTAATTGATGGTGTTTGCCAGCGCATCCACTGAAAGGAGAACTCCAATGCTGAACGACCGCATCCGCAAATACCAGGGCGAAGGGCAGCAGATCGAAATGTTCGAGAAGCGTAAGCCTCCCTCATTCTTCTGGCAGAACCTTCCCTATATCGTTGTCGGCATCGTGATCGTGGCACTTTTCGCCACGGCGGCCTGATCGCCGACCAACTACCCGTCATTATTTGGCGGGTTTTTTTTAAAAGTGATAGTTCCTCATAGGCCACCACCACCCCTAATGGCCCACCAGCTCACCCCATACCAAACGGTGACAGCCCTTCTGTTTCCTGTCTCACTGATCTCGCCAACCATAGGAGATCAAAATGGCAAGACGCAGGAAATTCAAGATATTCCGCACAATCCGGCGGGTGCGGAAGGAAGTGAACGCAGCGCGGAGCTACTATCGCCGTCACCGCAAGAACGGCCTGTTCGGACCGATCAAGGTTCACAAGAGCTGGGGGCTGTGATGGCAAGACGCAGAAGGAGAAAGACCGGCCCTGTCAAGAAGCTCGCCCGCTATCTCAATCCCCTCACGGGCATAAAGAAGCGGATCAGGGCCATTAACCGCCGCAGCATCTACCGCACCTGATTTATGGCCCGCCTAGCGCGGGCCTTCTTCCATCAGCTCATCGAGCAGGGCGTGAGCATCGAGCTTGAGACATTGGGCAAAGATCACGAAATCCGCCACGTCCAGCCTTAGCTGTCCCTTCTCAAACTTGGAAATGTACGCCTGAGTGCGGCCGGTGGCTTCGGCCAATTCAGTTTGCGTCATCCCCGCCGCCAGCCGCGCTTCCTTAATCCGTTTACAAAGCCGCGCATTAAGCGGCGAATACAGGGCATTACGCATTCCGTTGAACTCTCTGAAGACAACGGCTGGCGTAAATTCCGGTTGCCAATTATTCCAAACAGTTATATTTCGGTTGGGTTGTTTGAACGGGAGCCGATTAGGGAGGAATGAAAATGTCCGAAATTCTCACGCCAAAGAAGCTGATCCTGTACGCTCTCGCACTGGCCGGAGCCACCGCGATCTTCTTCGTCTTCTTTTTTGAAATCCCACCCGCCGAAGCTAAGACCAAACGGTTCACAATCGAGATACGTTTCGCCGACCCAAAGAACCCCTGCGCCGTGGTTGCAGGAGTGCGCCGGACAAAGAAGATCAAAACGACGGCCGATTCCATCAGATACGCCACCAATAAGCCTCCGGGAATGATCGTCTACTATTTCAAAAAGAATAAGCCTACCTGCGCTCTCATTAGACCGAAGCGTACCCTTTTCTAGCCGCCTCTAAGAGCGGCCAGCGGCGGCAACTATCCACAACCCAGCCCTTCCCAGATCGAGGGCTGGGCTTTTTTATGTTATAATCCATAGCGGTGGCGCAGAGTATCGACCCTCTGTTTAATGCCACCTTTTGCCCGCGCAGGTTCGCCGCGCTCCTCTTGCCCTCAATTTAATGCGTTCAACATTAAGGGAGTGATCCCTCTCCAACCTTATGGCAAGGCGCTCCGTTCAATTCGGAGATCGGGCACATTACAAAGTAATTTCACATAAATGCTCAGAGTACATTCGTTCAACATTGCAGACTATAAAGAAGTCAATGCCCTACTAGCCACATACCCGCTCGCAAAGGGTATGCACATTCTCGTTTCTGACGGCCACGTCATGATCCCATTTGAAGACGGCGATCCAGAGCCACTGTCTGTCCGTATAGCTACTATTAAGGAGCAGATAAACGACCTAGCAGCAAAGAAGGAGATCATTGTTCAATCTCAGATGGTTCTTGAAGCCCTATTAGAAACCAAGCGAGGCCACTTCAACGAACTCAAAGCCAACATCGCCGAGGCAGACACTAAACCTAACGCTAAAGGCAAGGCTCAGGTGCTAAAGGAAATGCGTGCCGTTGAGGCTCAGGCTTCTAAGGCTATCTTCGAGGAAGAAAACCGAGTGCTACTCAACAAGAAGGAGATTGAACGCATGGACATTAATATCGCTATGCTTAACAAGCGCATTGAAGAAATTGGCGATGAAAAAGCCTAAAGTTACAAAGCAAACCTTCTTCTTCGCCACCTCACCAGATGGAAAGATACAGGCGAGAGGGAAGACCGAGAAGGAGGCTCTTAAGCTGTTAGAGGAAGCTATTAAGGCGGCAGAGGTCGCCTAAAGGGTGGGACAAAAGTTAGCCGCTTACAGACCGGCTATAACAAAACCCACTCCATCGTGTTCTGTTTGCAACGGTTAGACGCCACAACGAAAAACATAGGGACAATGCTGGTAATTTAAGTTTCGTACTATTTAAGCCTTCCGGTGAAAGCCGTCCTATGGAGTATCCAGTCTAGCCCGCGCACAAGAGAACGTGATAACAATTATGCCGACCATACGACAGAAAAGGCTAGCTAAAGCCATCATTGATAACGCCGTAGCTGAGAAGCCATTAAACAAGCAGGAGCTAGTGGCTTCTGTGGGTTATAGCGAACTATCGGCTGATAAGAAGGCCACTGAGATTATTGAGAGCATAGGCACTCAGGAGGCCCTGGCTGACTTCGGCTTCACCGAGGATAACGCCAAGATGGTAGTGGCTGAGATATTACTTGACCCTGAGACTGATAAGAACACTCGGATAAACGCCGCTAAGGAGGTGTTCAAAGTGCAAGGCTCATACGCCCCAGAAAAGAAGCTGGTTGGCTCTTTTAACTTAAACGATGAACAGCGAGACAAAGCAAAAAACGCAATCAAGCGTATCGTTAGCTGAGGAGATACTAGACAACGGAGACTTTGGAGAAGTCCGAGCCTTATTTGCTTTCAACAGCACCGATACCGACGAGGAGATATGGATTAAGTTCCGACTATGGTCTAGGTGGTATTTCTATAAGTTCTTCAAGTGTGATGATGCCCCCTTTCACGAAGAAATTGATAAGAACCTAATCGCCCTATACCGGGGCTCTACGTCTACCTTTGTAGACATTGCATTTCGTGGGGCGGCCAAGACCACCAGGACTAAGCTCTTTGTGGCTTTTGTGATCGCCAATGACGAAGAACACACCAGGCGGTTCTTTAAGGTTCTGTCCGCCGACTATGGCAATGCCAAGCAGATCGTGACGGACATATACAACCTCCTCATCAATCGCCGTGTGCAGGAGTTCTATCCCGAGCTATTCGAGAAGACGGTGGAGAAACGCCAAGAGACTATGGCTGTCTTCACTACGGCCACGGGCGTGCGTATGCAGGCTGACTCCGTAGGCACAGACCAGCGTGGCGACATTCAGGAGGAGAGCCGACCAGACTTCATTTGGTTCGATGACTTTGAGACGAGGAAGACGCTCAGATCGGCCGTCACCACTCAGGCGATATGGGACAACATGGAGGAGGCCCGCAACGGCTTAGCCAAGGGCGGCGCGTCCCTATACAATTGCAACTATCTGTCAGAGCGTGGCAACGTCCACAGGCTGGTAGAGAAGCATCGAGACGCAACCCTCATCACGCCGATCCGACAGGGCGGGAAGCCAACGTGGCCAGAGGCGTACACCGTCGAGGAAATCGCCACGATTGAAAAAAACGCCGAGGACTTTGCCGGAGAATATCTTTGCGAGCCATCGGCAGGTGCTGATATCTTCTTTGACCGAGCTACGCTCGATCGCCAGATCAAAAAGACGCCCGTAAAGGTCGTCGCAGACTTTAAGATATTTCATCAATACGACCCGTCACACCGCTATGGTATAGGCGCTGACGTGGCTGGAGGTGTGGGACTGGACAGCTCCACGTCGGTTGTTATCGACTTTTCCACAATTCCTAACAGGGTAGTAGCCACATTTAAGAGCAATACCATCAAGCCAGATGTCTTTGGCTATGAGCTGATACGCGAGGCTGATATGTATGGAAGGCCGATCATTGCCCCAGAGAACAACAAGTTTGATATGTGCATCGGCGTTTTGAAGGCCCAAGGCTACGACAGCATCTACTTTACCGAAGTGAAGGAGACGAGAGCTGGCCTAGCACCAAAAATTCGCACCTTTGGCTGGAATACCAACTCCATGACCAAGCCAAAGATGCTGTTTGAGCTTAAGAAGGCCGTGGAAGACGGGCATTTAGAGCTATCCGACCCTGACCTGATAGCGGAGTTGCGCTCCTACACTCGTGATGACTTGATGGATAAGGATGAGGACGTGCGCCTCACCACAAGGCACTTTGATATACTTATAGCGTGTGCCATTGCCTATCAGATGAGAAATTGGTCGCAGTACAGGACCGAAACAGCACCCTATCAGCAGCCGGAGTTTCAACGTTCTGGCCTTGAATAGCCTATGGAGAACTTTGAACGGATCAAACGCAAGAAGGATAAAGGGCGCTTTACCAGCAGATACTTTCACTCCCGTCTTCAAAGATGTAACGGCAAACATAGCTATCGCACTTGGGAGGAGGCAGAAAAGTTACGCCTTCGTCGTCAGGAAGACGCCGGACTTACACTGTATGCTTACGAGTGTCCACGCTTTGATTTTGTTGAGGTAGTACACTGGCATTTAACCCATAAGCCCCCGAGGAAATGAGTAGCCGAGACGACTATTTCAGATGTAAGGTATGCAAAGGACTTTTTGCGGATAGCGAGTGCATTTTAGACCAGTCTAAAGGACTCCTTTGTCCCCGAGGGTGTGAAGAACCTTACCAGCAACCGGATTATGAAAGTCCATTTAACGGGATATGACTCGTCCTTCCGTTGTCAGCAAGCGATGTGAGCGTTGTGAGCGGAAGTTCGACATCCCTAACATCAAGCAATCGAGAGCGAGGGAAATTCTACTCTTGCATACGCCATGCCCTTTTTGTGCTTTTAGGGATGGCAACGAGCGGAGCGGGCGATGCGGTTCTTGCTCTATTCCCTTCTCCTTCATAGATCACCACGCCAGAGGCATGTGCAAGCGCTGTTATATGGCGAAGATACGCCACAAACCTATAGCGCAGTGGTAACATTTCAATAATGCAAAACTCCAATGAGGAGGCCGTTAAATCTGACCTTCTAGATTTAGCAAGCCAATACAAAAACCTTACCAAAGCCCAGTTAGCTGAAAAGGCGGTGAATATTGCGACTCGCCAGATAGTGACGTGCCAAGAGTTTAAGAAGCCCCGCATCCAGCGCCTCGGGAAGTATTGGGAGCTTTATGACGGCAAGACCTCTAAAAAGCTTCGCCAACTCTTTAATGTCCCTATTCCAGTATTCTCAGGCATGGTGGACACCCTTAATGCTCAGTACGATACGCCTATCATCCTCACATTCAAAGAAGGGGACGCGGCCGACTATTTTAAGGTACAGAAGATACAAGGCGCTTGGAATATGGAGGTAATGAACACCGCCCAGAATAGCAAGTGGGATAGCAAGCTCCGTATGGCTAGGAAGCACGCGATTATGAACGGCCGCACGACCTTGGAATACACCGCCTCTAGCGACCCCGAGTATCACTCAGACCTAAGCGTCATCAACCTAAAGAACTTCAACTTCCAGCCAAAAGGAGGCTTGTATCTTGAGAACCACCTATTCGCCGGGACCGAGGACGTGGAGCGCACCGAGGACGAGCTAAAGAAGGGCGCTCTTTCCGGCTACTACGACAAGACACAGGTGAAGCACTTACTAGACACCGCTTCCAAGTCCAACTATTTGCCGGACAGCGATCACGATATGGGCGAGAGGCTATCCCGCTTTAAGCCGCTAGGGATAGACCCATCTAACCATTCATACGTCGGACAGGCGGTCTTTAAGCTCGTCAATCACATCATCGAGATGGATGGCCAGCGTTGGTATTTATGCTTCCATCCGTGGACTAAGAAGTGGCTACGCTTCGAGAAGTGGGAGGAGAACAACGGCCTATATCCGTGGGTTTCATACGCTACCCACGAGGACGATGAGAACTTCCTGTCCAAGTCCTATTCGGACGATATGTATTCGGCCTCAGACGCTATCGTGGCCATGTTCAACCAGGAGCTAACAAACCGCGAGAAGCGGAACTTTGGCGCAAGGGCTTATGATAAGGATATGTTTAAGGACGTGCGGAAGCTCGACGAGGCTATGCACCGCCCCGACGCCCTTGTTCCCGCTGATACGGCCGGAGGCACTAAGGCTATCGCTAACGGTGTGTATGAGTTCAAGGTGGGAGAGCTAGCCGGAACCGTGAACCTGATCGACTGGATCAGCGGCACGCTAGGCAGGAACACCGGCGCTAACGACCTGGCTATGGGCGACGTGACCGAGGCGTCTAAGAAAGCCTCTGTCACTTTCGCCGAGCAAAAGAGTGTCAGCAAGCGCATTGGTTGGGGATCACAGCCATTCCAAGACATGATGGCCGACCTAGGCAAGCGATACATCTTCGGCCTTAAAGACCACATGCCCGCCAAAATGGGTATCCGCGTCTTAGGTGAAGGTGGATACGACTGGGATGAAATCACCCGCCTAGACCTCAGCACCAAGAAGGACATCGACGTACTCATTTCATCGACCGACCAGCAGGTTCAGGATAGCGAGATTAAGGCCAAGCGAAGGAGTGAGGCTCTTTCCCTAGTAGACCCGATGACAGTCAATCCGCAGAAGCGCAACGAGGAGATATTGCGTTCTGTCGGAGGCTACGAGGACGAGGAGATCGCGGAGTTCCTGGATCTCCAGACCTACCAGGACCGCAAGGCGCTCGCTAAGGCTTCCGAGTGCATTCAGATGATCCTACGGAATGAACAGCCCCTTCAATGGCACGGGGCTAACATCGCCTTTATTCAGAAGATCGTAGATTTCGCCAACGACAAGCGAAGCACCCTAGGCGAGAAGTTCCAGATTCTTATGGACTTCGCTCTTTCCCACAACGAGATCGCTAGAGGCAATATCGAGCGCAAGGTGGCAGATCAAGCGGCTTTGCAGGCCAAACAGCAAATCGCCGCTCCAACAGAAAGCACAGCAGACAACCCAGGCATGTCCGGCGGCATGTCAAGGGCCATGAACATAGCTGAAATGGCCGTCTAATATGAAAGAACTAGAAAAGGTAAAAGAGGTTTTTCTAAACGTAGAAGACCCCGAGACGGTAGAAGATAACCGCAAGCTAATTGCGGAGTGGGAGCAAGGCATTCTTGAAAATCAGGCATATGCTAGCTGGCAGGATCACGACATCACCAGGCGCGTATCCGCCCAGACTCGCCAGACCTACATCGACGCCGCTATCCAGCTAGCGAACAATCGTTCACTTACGTCCGACCAGCGGGAGAAATTATGGGCCAGACAAGACGCCATGCTTTTTATCCTCTCCCTTACTGAGAAGGATGCAAAGGGCGAGCTGGAGCAGATCAGCGCCGAAATCCGAAGAGCCCTCAACGCCACAAATTGATGTCGTGTTGCTAGGCTGTTTATTATTACCACTAAAACTTTCTATATGTCTAAGGACCAAATAAGTAAGAAGCTTACTGAGCTGAACATACCTCACGACCCATCTGCTACTAAAGCAGATTTGGAGAAGTTACTACCAGAAGGGTCAACGGAAGATGAAAAGGGAAGTGTTACCGTCAAGTGGCAGGGGCAGTCCCGCGTCTACACAAAAGAGCTTCACGGTGCCGAGTTCAAGGCTCTCGCCAAAGAGTTCGCTGCGAAGAAGGGTGGAACCGTAGTGTAGTTTGCAGGGGAGGGGAATAATCGCCTCCCTCACAAACAACGCCACGTTGTTTCCCTCGCTGGCAGGCTTTAGCCCAGCATCGTTATAGGACGTTAAAACCTATCCGCCGTGGTACGGCGCTGTCTAAAAACCAATATGAACGAAGAAGAATATAAGAAGGAGCTTGCCGACGCTGGCGTTGATATTCCTGAAATTACGGATACGCCAGAGGTAATAGCTCCTAGAGAGGAGGTGAAGGTAGAGGAGAAGCCAAAGGAGGAAACTCCGCCGGAAGAACCAAAGCCCAATACTCCACCCGAACCTTTACAAGAACCGAGAGAGAAGCGCTCTATCTACGAGGAATACAAGGAAAAGAAATCCGAGTTGAAGACGGAGAGAGAAGCGCGAGAGCAGGCGGAAAGAGAACGCGACGAGCTGAAGGTTAAGCTAGAAGCTGTCGCTACTGCTTCAAACCCAATCGAGAAACAGGAAGCGCAGGACGATCTAGAGGCGTTTGCACAAGAAATAAATGCAGACCCGGCTACCGTCCGCAAAATGCGCGATCTGTTTCTAAAGGACATCCAACCCACCTCATCCTTATCAGATGCAGACAGGGCGCTACTAGAAGAGGCTCGCCTCGCTAAGGAAGCGCAGATGTTCGAGAAGGAGTTTAAGGAAATCACCCCTACTCTCAAAGAGATCTTCCCCACCGCCAGCGAAGCGGAAATGGAGGCGATTAAGAAGGAACTGGACGACATATCCCATACAAAGGATTGGTCGGACAAGTCTCTTGATTACATCGTGTTTAAGCAAAAGGACAAACTAGGCGCACTTGTCTCACCTAAAAAGAGAGGTATAGAGCCAAAGAATCCGAAGGACGCCGCTCCAGGCGACCCTAACTTTGATCCTAGTGCTGACCTTTCCAAAATGTCTTCCGAACAACGAGATAAATGGTACGAAACGTATCAAGAACTTGGAAAGTCGGAAGGTCTAGCTTCAGACTCAAACGGAAGGAAGATCATCATATAGCCGCACTCTTTCGGGTTAATCATTAACTTTAACAATGAACCCGAACACAATGACATTCAAGACGGTATTCTCCGCAGAATACCAGATGTCACACTTCCGAGAGCCTGTATACCAGATTCTCGCTGACACCCGTCTTGAAAGCTCCCTAACTAAGGGACAGACCATAGCTCGCTCATACGCTTCCGACGTTCAAGTGAACGACATGGGAGGCGATGGTAGCTACTCAACCCAAGCAATTGTTGACACTCAAGAAACTCTTGTTATCGACAAAGAAAAGGAAGCCTCTATCTACATCAAGAAACTTGATGAGTTGCAGGCTCACTTACCACTCAAGCAGAAGTATGGACGCAAGCTCGCCAATGCTCTCATCAACCAGATTGATGGCGACGTATTGCTAGCTGCCTACCAGGGCGCTGGCACTTCGATGGACGATGGCGACTTCGCTGGAACTTCCGGTAATGGCCTCACCCTTACCTCTTCCAACATTGCTACCGTATTCGTTACGGCGATGCAGAAGCTCCGCTTGAACAACGTGGTATACAACAAGCGCTTCCAGGGAGGAGCTAAGCTGGAAGTACCGGAAGGTATGCCAATCGCTGTCATTTCACCTGAAATGCTCAGCTACATCGAGCTTTACCTAGGCGGCAAGGACACTCTTCTTGGCGATCAGGTTTCTCGTAACGGCTACGCTGGCTACTTCATGGGCTTTGAGCTGTTCGTATCGAACGCTCTGCCATGGACCGCTACGCTTGAGCTACCTACCATCCCGACTGACACTGACGTAATGACCATCAACGGCGTAACTTTGACCGCAGATGCGGACGGAGCCGCTGTAGGAGCAGGTCACTACTCAATCCAGGCGGCTGTAGATGACGCGGCCGCGAACATCGTGGCGCTCATCAACGGCACGGGCACACCAGGTGTAGATACCTACATCGAGGTTTCCGCCGCTGATCGCCGCAAGTTGCAGAACATCACCGCTTCCTACGACACTGGTACTAACTTGCTTACACTTGTTAGCTCAGGTTGGGGAACAGTGCCAGTATCGGAGGCTTTCACTGCCGCCGGTAACATCTTCACTGTTGGCAAGGAGCAATTGCACCCGATCTTTGCCCTATCTAAGTCTCTATCCCTAGTGGTCCAAAAAGACCCATCTATGGAGGAGAACCCGGTATCCGGCAAGATCGGACGTGACTACATCGCATGGACTGTATACGGCATCAAGGTCTTCACTGACCAAGCGCCGATGATCGTTCAGCTTTCGGTCAACTCCGCCGCCTTCACTGGTGCGGACACTACACCTAATTAGTCCCTCTACTCAGCCCTTTTGCGAGGGCTGGGATAGGAGGATTAGCAAATAAATTCATTTATGACCCTACACAAAAACTCATTACTTGCGGTTGCCGTGGCACTAATAGCCTTAGCCAGCCTCTCCGTCATTCTGTTCACCAGCAATGTCGGCGTGGGTAACGCATCCGAGCCTAACATGCACGCGGCGATTCTGAACACGGCGACCACTTCGGTAGGCGTTGCCGCCGCCAGCCAGATAGCTGCCGACACAGGCAGCAGGTCTTGTGCTTCTAGGGTCATCACCACCTATTCGGACATATCGCTGTCCTTCGATAGCGACTTCACCCCGACCGCCTCAGCTGGCCATTTACAGTCCGGCACTACGACCGTGTTCTATGATTCCGCCATATACGGTTGCGGTAATGTGAGTGCCATAGCCCGATCAGCCACCAGCACCATCACCGTTTCAACCTTCGTTTTCTAAGCTATGAGTGTCATCCTTCAGCCCCAGGTTCCGTTCCCGATAGTCAGGCAGATCGCCAACCATACTGATGGCACGGTCTATTATGTCCG